CGGCTTCAGCGTTCGCCTGAGCGCCCTGGTCGAGATGATCGTGCAGCCGAAATGCGCGGTATCGACCTGCTGCACAGGCTCGGCGAACCACGACAGCGGCAGTTCTGTTTTCCCGTCTGCGGGCGGGTCGTCCATCGTGTCGAGGAGCGTGAGCATCGGCCGCCCGTCCTCGCGTTTCGCCTGGATCGGGGCGAGGGCGTCGCACTGGCAGGTCATCGCCAGAGCGAAGAGCCTCTCGACATCGGACTGCGTGACGAACGTGTCGTAGTCCAGCGTGATGATGTACTCGGTCTTGTCCGAGAACATCTCAAGCATCCTGGTGAGGGCCATCGACCAGTAGGCACCCTGCCCGAGCGTCGGGCGAATGTGCAGCGGCATGAGGCTCTCGATGAACGCGAAGACGTTCGTCAAGGGTCCAAACCTCGGAGCCGACAGCACCGCCTCGGCACGAACTTCGACCGACGTATCGCCGACCTGCACGATCACGAGAAAGCCCTCAAGTGAAAACGGCGGGCGGCTCGTCGCCGCCCGCCGCTCACTGTGTCGGTCGTGTCAAGCCGATCAGCCGCTGACCGTGGCGTTGACGCCCTTCGCCGAGGCGCTGACCGGGCCATCGACGCCCTTGCCGAGCCGGGCGACCGTGTAGACGGTGCCGGTCGTGTAGGGCGTGGCGGTGAGCTTGAGGTACCTCTTCTTCCCACGGCAATCCACGTCCATCCGCACGACCACGTCGCCCGCAGTGGCGGTCGGCGTCGGGATCGTGAATCCGCCGGTGCCGCCACCGACGAACGCCGTCACGTCGGAGTAGGACGAGTTGTCGTCCGACTCGGACAGCTTCAGCACCGTGAAGGACGCCTGCGAGGTAAAGCCCGCGTTCGCCCACGGCTCCTGCCCCACGTCGAGCGACACGTACTCGTAGCCGAGACGGTCGATCACCAGCGTGTGGGTCTGCGCCGCAGTCAGGTTCTCGGTGTGACCGACGACGCTCTTCGTCGCTTCGAGATGGTTCACTGTCTAGATCTCCTCGGAGGGTTGAGAGTCAGTCAGTCATCAGCCGAACTTGAGAGCCACGACCGGGCCAGCCTTGGTGGTCGATCCCACGTCATGCACGACGATCGCGTTGCGGGTCGTGGCGAACGTGAGAACCTGGTCGTATTCGACGTAGCGCTCGGACGCCGTGCGGATCTGGATCGCCCGACGCTCGCCGTAGACGGCGGCCTGCGAGAGGTCGCCGAAGAGGCAGGCCACCTCGCCGCTCGAATCGTCGAGCGAGGAGTGCATCGAGTGAACCAGCGTCACGGGGTAGCCGAGGAACCGCTCGCCGAATCCGGCGGCCACGTCGCTCGTGCTGTTTCCGCCGGGGCCAGAGGCTCCACCGGGCAGCATCGCGAGCCGCAGCATCGCCGAGCCCCAGCCAGCGGGCGAGATGAAGAACCGAGCATTCCGGCGGGCGTAGATGGGCAACTTCGCGACCATGTCGGTGAAGTTTTTCATCGTGAGCTCGCCGTAGGTGTCCTCGGTGCCAGCGGTCGTGCTGACGACCGACGCCGAGTGCTTCGATTCGAGGATCTTCTTCGTGATGCCCTGCACGCCGTGGTAGGTGCTGGTGCCATCACCGACGAATCCCGCGTTATCCACCGCCTCGGCGAACGCCTGCGCCGTTTCCACGGCCATGAGATCGGCGAGGTCGATGACGGAGTCTTCGAGTAGGCTGTTCGGAAGCCTGTTCGCCACACCCCAAATCTTCGCCACGAGCTCGATGTTGTCGAACGTCACGTCGCTCGCGAGCACCTCGGCGTTCTCGCCGACCGGACGAGCGGCGAGCCCACCGGTGCGACGGGCGATGTTGAGCGTGTCGCTCGACATCGGCACGCGACGAGCGAACTGGGGATACACCCCAAATTCCTCGACCAATCTGACGAGCTCTTGGGCAAGTTCGGGGCTAGTCAGGACACCGCCGAGCGAGTTGACGCCGCCCGCCTGGGCGCGGCTCTCGACGCCGTGATCGACGCACCACCGACGGGCCTCGGCGTCGCCGAACACATAGCCACGCAGGTGCATGCCAGCGCGGTACGCCGACTCGGCGCTACGGAACGCCTTGAGCGGGCCGTGCGACACGGGGATCGCGGGGACGGTTCGCTTCTCCACGGGAGCCTCCTCGGCAGCAGCCTTCTCGATCGCCTTGGCGGGAGCACCACGCTCCAGCACGGCACGCAGTTCGAGGTTCTTCGCCTCGATGGCACGCAGCAGCTCGATCTGCGAGCGGAGCTTGTCGGCACGCTCGGACAGAGAGCGAAGCGACGACTCCTCCTCGGCGTCCATCGCGGGGGCGTCGCCCTCGGCCGGGGTCTCGCTCATCGCTTCCATCTCGGCGACGACAGCGGCGAGTTCGTCGAGCAGTGCCTTGATCTTGTCCACGGCGTGACTCCTTGGTCGGGATGCGGCGGCGCTCACGCCACCTATCCACGAACCTACGGAGCCAGACCGGCACCCTTGCAGTAGCAGCCCGAGGGTAGATACCTAATTAGGTATCACTGCTCGGCGTCGAATGAACTCGACAGGCACGACGCTCTTGTCGTTGTGCCCGCATCGCGGACAACGCAGATAGCGAGTCTGGTACTCGCCGCGACTCTGGCTGGCGTAGACGTTGAGTCTTGCCGCGCTGCAACGCGGACACGTGTCGCCGGACTTAGCGGCCATGCTTGGTCAGGTACTCGCGGAGTTCTCGGGCACGAGCCGCCGCAGCCATGCGACGATGAGCCTCGGCGTCACGCTGACGGCGGAACGCATCGTAGGACCGCTGGGCAACTTTCACGTCGGCGTCGGGGTATGCCGGGAACGTGACCGGCCCGACATCGAGCAGCGAGTCGATCCGCTGGATCGTCCTGACGCTACGGCCGTCCTCGACGCTCCAGGCGTCACCGCCGCTTGGGACTGTGAAACTAAAAGAACTTCCCTTGACAATGGACGCACGGATATTGCTCGCGATGTCCCGGCCGTAGGAAGTGTCGGGCACAGGGAACTCATACCGCAGCCCGACATCATCGACCTTGAGCGACAGCGTGCCGGGGTACCTCGCGAGCGGGTAGTTCGCGTCGTGATTCCAGAGCGCCCGCGTCTCCAGCGGCTTCCGACGCCCGCGACGCTCGGCGACGATGCCGAACGCGCCGGGATCGATCCGCTCGATGAACGAGCCTTCGAGCTCCAGCGACAGCACGCCGAACTTCGCTGCGTAGCCCACGATGTACTCGCGCTCGCTGCCGTCGTCCTCGCTGCGGCTCTCGACCGCGAGCAGCGGGATCGCTGACTCGACTTCGTCAATCGCGAGGGAACGTCGCTCGATGTTCATCGTGTGGCTCCTGTCGTTCTCGTCCGCTGCGTTCATCTGCTCCACCAGTTTCCGACTCCACGCCCAGCCGGGGTCCGAGCCCCAAAGAGCCCAAGCGATGCGGGACGGGGATGGGAAACCGTCCTCGCCGGGGCTCCAGCCTGTCGTCCCGACGTTTGTCTGATGCCGGTCGAAGAACGCCTTCATCCGCCGAGCCGTCTCGGGGCTGATGTTCACTCCGTTGCTCAGGTCGCGTGCTCTGGCAACGCCGACTGCCGTGCCGCCTCGGCCGTACTCGCTTCGCCATGCGAGACCCTTCGCAGCCTCTTCCCGCACGCCAGCCGGGGGCGTGAAGTCGATGTGGTCATACTTACCCGCCACGCTTCCGCCTCCGTGGCTTCGCCCGTGGCTCCTCAGCAGGCGGCGGCTCGGGCAGCGCGTCGATCTTCGTGAGCGTGCTCACCTTGTGCCCGACCTGCGTCTCGGTCGCCCTCCATCCGCCGCTCACCTCCTCGTACACCGTGATCAGCGCCGCCGGGTCGTCCTCGGTCGAGTTGATCTTGAAGTCGGTCCCAGGCACATCGAGCGTGCCGTCGCCCATGACGTAGTCGATGCGTCCTCGAGCTCGCCCGCCAGCGGAGCCCCACGAGACGAAGTCGCCCTCCGAGACGGTGCCGGGCTCGGCTCGCTTCTCTGCGGAGCGGATCGTCTGCGGCGAATCGTCCACCCACACGTCAACGTCGATCCCTGCCGCCTGGGCTGCATCAGCCTTGAGCGTGTCGCCGCCCACGAGCAGCACCTGCGAGAACGCATCGGCGTAGTCGCCGAGCGTCGCCATGACTGACTGACGATCAGCCTCGGGGCGACGCGAGATCATCACGACCGTGTTGCCGTCGGCAACCGACTTGCGGGCGAACTCGCCCCACATCGCAGGATCGGCCGCGAACGTGCGATCGAAGTCGATCGAGATCGTCATGGCTCGAGACTCGAGCGACCTCGCGGGGGCGTCTTCGACCACCGGCACTTGCTGCGGCTGCGCATCCGCTGCTACTGCCGGTTGACGCTCGACCACCCCTGCGAGGATCGCGTCGATCTGTGCGGGCGGGATGGAGGGGAACGACGCGGCGATCATCGCTGCCGCACCCTCGCGGGTGACGAGACCATCGGAGATCGACTGCACGATCTCGATGAGCCCGGTGATCTGGGCACCGTTGAGTGAGACTTCGGCGACTTGGGGCGTGGCGTTCGGTGCGGGTTCGTCTTCCGGTGAAGCGGCTTCGGCAACCGGCTCCTCGACGACGATCTCTTCGACGACCGGCGTCGGCTCTGGCTCGGCCGCAGCCTTACCGAGCGTCGTCATGTTTAGTTGCACGAACCGCACGTCGCCGCCATCGACGGGGTTGAGGTTCTCCAGCGCCCGGATTTCGTTGACGCTCAGGACGCCGAGATTCCAGAGCGTGTTGTAGTAGGAGCCACGACCCGCAGCGTCTGCCCGCAGCGACCCGCGAGTGTCGAACTCCGCGAAGAGCGTGTCGTCGGTGATGAGGTCGCGACCGACCGCAAGCTCGATGCGACGCAGCCACGGCATCAGCCCGTTCGTCACGAAGTCGAGCGACTGCTGCTCGATATTGGAGAACGATGACCGCGTCAGGTCGCCCACGAGATGCGGCGGCACGCCGTAGATGCGGCAGATTTCCTCGACCGCGAATCGGCGGGTCTCAAGGAACTGGCTCTCTTGCATATTCCCGCCGCCGATCTCGATCGGCTTGAGCCCGCCTTGCAGCACAGCCGTGCGGTGACTTCGCTCGCTGCCACGGTGCATCCGCTCCCAGCCGTTGCGAAGCGCCTCGGCCGCCTCGGCTGAGATCGTGCTGTCGGTAGACAGCACCACACCGGGCCGGGCACCGTTGCCGAAGTACGACGCGCCGTGAATCTCGCACGCACGGGCCAGCCCGATCGCGTCGCGGGCGAGCTCGACCGGAACCATGCCGTTGACGCCGTCATCCGAGAGCCACCGCAGGTGCATGATCGCGTCCTGCGAGTAGATCGTCTCGGTGCCGCGATCCTCGCGGTATCGGTAACGGAGACGCCCGTTCTCGATTCGCTCGACCTGCATCCGGCTCGGGTGCAGCACGATCAACTGCGTGGCAGGACCGGCACCGGCGATCTCGACGAACGCCTGCCCGTGCGTGAGCAGGTGGAGCATGATCTGCTCTCGCCACTCGTAGCTCGTCTGCCAGCCGTTCGGACGCTCGTGGAGGATGCGGTACAGCGGCACCTCGCGGGCGATTTCCTTGCCGCCGTTGGGCAACCGCCGGTAGAGATGCAACGGGAGCCCTGCCACGCTGGACGAGAGCACGCGGACGCACGCAAGAACGACGGTCGAGCGGAGCGCCGTCTCGGGGTCAATCCGCACGCCTGACGGATTGCGGTTGCCGCCGTAGCCGCCCGACTCGTAGTCCCAGTTGCGAGACTCGTGCTCGGAGGTCGGAAGCCAGAGGATGCGGTCGGATGGTGCGATCATAGGAAGAGGATTGAGGGTTCGGTTGCCGGTCCTTTGATGGTCTGCGAGGCATGGACGCCAAGGGCCATCACTAGCGCGACGATGCCGTCGATTCTCTCGTTGCTCTTCGCCTTAGACGGCTTGATGTTGCCGTTGTGGTCGTGCTGCACCGCTACGTTTCCAGCCTGCCACGCGAGCACCGGGTGCCCGCCATGCAGGAGCTTGCCCGACACGACGAGCGACTCCAGCACCTTTGCCGGACCGCTCATCGAGCCGTAGCCCTGCCCATACCCTACGACGTTTACCCCGTCCCCTTGCAGTTGATTCGCCAACTGGGTCGCGTTCCACCGGTCGATCCCGATCTCGCGGATGGCGTATCGGGAGGCGATTTCGTTGATGTCCGAACGCACTTTGTCGAAGTCGGTCACGTTGCCGGGCGTCAGGTGCATGTGTCCCTGCTTGGCCCACACGTCGTAGGCAACCTTGTCACGCCGCACCCGGTCCCGCATGTTTTCCTCGGGAATCCAAAAGTGCGGCTCGACCCAAAACGTCCCATCCTCCAGCGGGAACAGCAAAACGAGCGATGTCGTGTCGTAGGTCGTCGCCAGATCGAGACCGCCCCAGCACTCCCGGCCGAGAAGCGAAGTCGGGCAGGGCGGGTTGCCCTGCGCCCAGTGATCCATCCGCAGCCACCTAGTGTCTTGCTCGGTCCACTGGTTCAAGTGCAGTTGCCGGAAGGTGTTTTCGTATGACGGCATCTCGACCGCCCTGGCGCACTCGCTGCGCAGGTAGTCGAGCTTCACGCTCACGCCGAGGTTCGGGTTCGCCTTCCTCCACGTCGCTTCGTTCCGCCAATCGTCATCGACCGCAGCGGCATATATCGCCGGGAGGAACGATTCGTCCTTGACGGCACCGCTTGAGACGGCTTCGGCGTACTTCCAGATTTCCCAGCACACACTCCTGCGGTCGTAGCCCGCTGTCGTTATGTAGACGAGCATCGGCTGGCGACGGGCACCCATCGAAGTCTGCATCACGTCCACGAGCTCGCGAGTGGGCTGGGCGTGCAACTCGTCGAAGATCACGCCGTGAGCGTTGAGCCCGTGCTTCGTAAACGCCTCGGCCGAGAGCGCCTTGTAGAACGAGTGCGTTTCCTCTCTGACGATCGAGTTGCGGTAGACCTTGAGGCGAGACCGCAGCGACGGACTCTGCTCGACGCACACCTTTGCCATCTCGAATACGAGCCGAGCCTGGTCGCGATCGGCGGCACACGAGTACACTTCGGCACCAGGCTCGTTCTCCAAGAGCAGCTTCAGCGCGATGCCAGCACACAGCGAACTCTTCCCGTTTTTGCGGGGAATCGCTAGCAGGCTTGTTCGCACCTTGCGAACACCGTCGCGAGCCTCGAACAAGCGTCGCACGTATTCCTGCTGCCACCGCTCCAGCACGAACGGTTTGCCGCCGAGCTCACCCTTCGCGTGCGTGAGGTACTTGTGAAAGAACCGCACGGCCAAGCATGACGGGCACGTCCTGCACGGCTTGTCAACCGAACATGAGGCGGTCTTCGTCGTCTTCCTTCGGGGCATTTTCCACCGCCGAGACGCGGGCCAGAGCGGAAGCCGTGAGCCCGAACTCTGACGCGAACTTGAGCATCTGATTGCGGGCGTCGCGCTTCCGCAGCCAAGCCGGGTGATTACTCACCCTACCTTTCTCGTCCACGATGGTCGTGCCGCCTTCCTTGAGTTCGGCGTCGGCCTGCACCATGTCGGCGAACGAGTCGCAGTAGCAGGCTAGGGTCTGCTGGTGCCTCGGGCTCATAACCTTGCTGGCCTCCAGCATCGGCAAGATTCGCTCCCACTCTTCGCGGGCGATGTCGCAGAGCCAGCCGGGGGCAGGAGGAACTCCAGGCGGCGCGTCGATGCCGCTCTTGTGCGGCCCTCGCACGCGAGACCCACGCATTTGCAGTATCGGCTTCGGCGTTGGCTTGCGGCCTTTTGCCACGACAAACCTCGAACTTCCAATTTCGGCCACGCGTCCCCCCATAGGAACAGCGGCTTCTT